TACATTACTCCCTTGATATATATTTTGTTAATATATATGATGGAAGGGGGTCGACATGATTCCGTTCAGAAGGTTCGTGATAGCCCAGTTCTTTCTCGGGCGTCAACCTGAAGAGATTAATGCTAAGCTGAGAAAGTTTGGCTATGTCGCTACTAATAATGAAATTGCAGATATTTTTTCCGATATAAAAAGCATCGCTCCAGAGTCGATACTCGAACCGCTCAACGCAGCGAGGCCCGTCACAATCGCAGAGGGTGAGGGGTGGTTTAAGCACTACGGCATCCTCGAATATATGGAGTATGTCGAAGAAAAGAATCACCAAGACGCTTTCGATAACGTCCTTTGGATACACAACGATGCCATCGTATGCACACTCGTAAACGCGCTGCTCTACAATGACGAGGATCCAAAATCTGTAGCAGCCGTAATCAAGTTCAAGTACCGAAAGAACATGTCCCAAAAAGCTATCGAGATGCATAAGTCTTTGTTCTGGGACACGTCGAACATATCTGGAATCGAAGCGGTTAGATCGTACAAACACTTCGGTAGCAACTCGCTTGTTGTAATGCCGGATCTTGACGAGACACATGACGGAATTGAAGAAGCTATCATCTTCCGCGACAATGAGTATATTAAGTGGAAGATTGGTTATAAAGAGGTGAAGATTCCGACCTCTAAAGACTTCTTGAATCAGGTGAAAGCCGACAGCATGCACATGTATGAAGAAGCTAAGCTGATGACCAGAAGTGTTACAAGAAGCCATTCAGAAGGAAATAATGTTGATGAAGACGGCAACCCGGTAAACATCGACAACACAACATGGAGCTACGGTAACGTCACACAGGCTAAGCTCGGAACGATGAAGAAGGCGGTTGACTTGTTTATTAAAGCAGACAAAGCTCTTCCTGAAGAGAAAACCACTACGGAATCCGATGCGTTCTTTGAGAAGATTCAGCAGATCAGCATCTCATACGTGCTCGATGACAAAGACAAAATTGTAACCGGTGATGAAGCAACTTCGCTTCTTGAGGAGATGGTTAAATGATAAATGAAAATGCGCTTATGATTGGCGGTACAGTAGCGTCAACAGCTGGAGTTGGAATCCTTTCTGATCTCAACGCTAAGATAAAAGCTGCCAACATCCTGAAAGATGCGGGTCAGCCATTTGTGATTCCAAAAATGGCAATACCGAGAAAAAACCTCGGGATAATGTTGGCGACTCTTGGACTCGGAACAATCGGTCTCGGAGTTGTGAAGAGAGCATACAATCCATCTACAGAAGCTCTTACTGAAGAAGCTTACAGACGCGGGTATGAAAGAGCATTGAATGCAACAAGCAACCCCATTTAGTTTAATCGAGAACCTGTTCTATCTTGACGGGAATCCGATATCTCTTCCTTACGACGAGATGCGCCACCTGCTTCCCATCTACAACACGACAGCTCCTGAGATGTTGTTGATGTTCGGTAGGCAGACGCACAAGTCAACCACAGTGGGGAACAAGCTTGTTCTCCCTGCTCTTATGATCCCAAGTTACCGATCACTGTACGTTGCACCAACAGCTCTTCAGGCTTCTGTGTTCTCGAACGATAAGCTAAACGGAACAATCTACGGGTCACCTATTATCGAGAAGAACTACACCGGGCCGCATTATGCTGATCAGGTCGGGTACAAGGAGCTGAAGAACGGATCAAAGATCTACTTGAGATCTGCCTTCCGTAACGCGGACTCGATTCGAGGTATCTCTGCCGACCACGTAATGTTTGACGAGGTTCAGGATATCATCCGCGACAACATCCCGGTTATCCGTCAGTGTATGGGGCACTCGATGCAGCACGGAGCAACTCTCCAGAAGCACCACCCGAACATCCCGATTGGCTTGTTCAACAACACAACATACGCAGGCACTCCAAAAACAATGGAGAATACGCTCACTTTCCAATGGGCAAGAAGTTCGCAGAATGAATTCCTCATTCGATGCACGCACTGCAACAAGCTCAACTACATTGATGAGCAGAACATCGGGCCGACTCAGCTCGAATGCCGAGTTTGCCACCGCCCGATATGGTACCAAAACGGCAAGTGGGTTCAGACGAATCCTAATGGCCATATCCTTGGGTTTAGGCTTCCACAGATCGTTCTTCCGTGGATCAACAACCCGAACAATCCCGACTCGTGGAAGATCAACGTAATCAATACACAGTATCAATACTCAGTCGAGAAATACTACAACGAGGTCTTGGCGCTTCCTTATGCTAACGCCAAGCACCCTGTCGAAGAGGCTGACATAAGAAAGTGTTGCATCAGTGACCTTAGTTGCGCAAGCGAGGAACACGGGCTTGAGAGTGTCGGGTTGTCGACGCGCCAGGTAGTAACTGTTGCCGGGATTGACTGGGGTAAGGGAGATATTTGCTCAGGTACCTCTTACAGCGTTCTGACTATTGGTGCAGTTGTGAAAGGCGTGTACACGGTACTTCTGATGAAGAGATACTCTGGCCGCCAAAACTCAGAGGCAATCTTCCAGCTTCAGGATATGATAAGACTCGTGAACCGGTTCGGATGCAAGATGGTTATCGCTGATACCGGTGACGGTAGAACTTCAAATGCTCACCTTGTTAAGGCTCTTGGGCCTCAGCGGTTCTGTGAGATTTATGAGAGTGGGAACTTGAAAGCTCCGCTCAAATGGGATACTCAAACTGGTAAGTATGTGCTTTCAAGAACTCAGATGATGACAAATCTTCTTATGGAGATCACTCGTCAGCAGGTACGGTTCTTCAGATGGGAAGAGTTCGCGAGCTTCTCGCCTGACTTCACCGGTATCTTTACCGACTACAGTGAGAAGACTCGACTTACTCAGTATGACCACAATGTACCTGACGATGCATTCCATTCTTATATGTACTCGAGAATCGCAGCAGGTATATTAAGAGGCGAGTACGATACATATCTTGGTGGGTCATCTAACTATCAGAATATGGATGACGTCATTGACTTTGGTGTAACAGATTACAATGTAGAGGGGTCTATGTATGACTGATAATCATTATATAGCAGCGGCAGCTATGGTTAAAGAAGCTGCGAGCAGGCTTGACAAGTATTATAAAAGCCTGTCGACAGCAAAGAGGAGGGATCTGCTATCTCAGCTGGTCCATGACAACAATGTTAACGATGTTAGAAGAGCTAATCCTGGAATGATGGATCTTGCCAAAAAAGTTAGGAAAGGCGAGATTACAACTGACAGGGCTAGGGCGATGATAAGGAGTCACGTTACTGACACTGGAGATTCTCTTCTTAATAAGCCTTCTGTTGACGTGCGGAGAAGTCGTGCTGAAGGCTACGAGTTTGACACTTGGCAAAATAGTAAAAATCCTGTTTTTAGAAACAAGAGACTCAGAAAGCAAATAGAAGACGGAGATAAGCCTGATGTTTTGTATGGAGTTAAACCTTCTGAGGAAATTCTTGAAAAGTGGGCGCCAAATCATCTGCAAAAAACATTGCTTAGAGAAACTACTCATGGGCGCGGCGTTAATGTCAACGTGAAGCATCACGGTGGATATAACTACCTTAAAAGACTCCAGGCAGGAGCTAACCCTGGTATTGTAGACAACAGGGTTATGGTAGATCGTAGTGTAAAATTTGACGGAATTCAGGTTACACATGGAATGACAGGTGTACCCGCTAAGTCGTTCTACTCGGCGAAAGATATAGAGGCCGGTGTTAGAAGAGGCTATGATAGGCCAGGAGTGTTAACAGGAACTGTAAATGCTGATCATCTTAATAAACACATGGGCGTTGAGATGGATAAAGATATATCTGGGTATCTGAAAGCAGAAGGTATAAGGCGGATGGAAAACATGAAGATAGTAAATGGAAATACTCCTAAAACATATCAGCAGAGACCTGACGGGTAATTTAGACAATAATCATTTTTAACAAAACACAGAATTGTATACGAGGTAGAAAATGAACAAGCTTTTCGATAACGCAAACACACCAGTAAAAAAAGAAAGCGACAAGCTGTTCGAAGCAATCGCTTCTGCAAAGAACCGGCACCTCAAAGGTGGTACTGAGACATCTCACAGAAACGCACTCACTGCATCCCACAAAGGGATTGTAAATGTGAATAAGAATGTTGAGAAAGTTGCCGCTGAAATGTTACTGATGAGGTGTGGATACTAATTAACGAACTCTCCGAGTATCGATTTCTTCTTTGGCTTCGGTGATATTTGTCTCCGGAGCCATTTTTCTGCATCAACCATCTCAAGAGCAAACAGCTCTGCAAGAGTATTCGAACCAACTGTCTTGCCTTTTATGGTAAGCGTTGGGATCTCTATCTCTTTATTGATCAGGAAGTACACCTGGAGCAGAACGCTTGTCAGGCCGTCTGAGTCTTGATTAACAGTCCACACGTCAGTACAACCTTCTATGAATCCATTTTCAAGATTTCCATCGAATATACAGTACGTTGAGTTCTTGAACCGAAGATTGACTTCTGGAGCATACGGGATTTCAAGCTTGTCACACACGATCTTCAAGCAAGCTCTCTTGAACATGTACTCTTTTTTATCCTTGATCTTGTGAAGCAGCTTCCCATCTGAGTAGATGTTAGTTTCATCGCCGACAGTTTTATAGTCGTAAATAGCATTTAGCATTAGAGTTTTCCATTTGATTGGTGCATAATAGTTTCGCCTTTTGAAATGGTATTTCCACCCCCGTTGCGAGACCCTGCGAATTCGAGCATGTGTCGAACTTCTTCATCGAACCACTTCTCGTAAGTAGCTTCAGACTCTTGGTCAACATCAAGACTTGCAGACCTGAACCCACAAATTACAGTTACCTTCATATCTTCAAGAGCGTCGAACTCCATACGTCCGCCGGCTTTACTTTTTCTGATGTAGAATATCCAGAGCTCTGTCATCACTGTTTTGAACGCTGATTTGACGAACAGATCCTTGCGACTACTCTTCTTGTAGGCTGCGTTGACAGAGTTTTTAACCTCAATGATTTTACTATCCATTAGAACCCCTCCAGTAATTTTACCGCCTAATATATATTTGGAAAAAAGGAGGAACCAGTGAACGAACTTATTGATAAACTGGCCTATGAAGCTGCAAGCGCATTCATCAACCAAGGCGTTGACTTAAACGAGTCTATTAAAGCACCGTTCCTCAATGGTGTGATAGAGAATACTGAAGTGCTGAAGCGTGTGTGTGAAGAGGCAAATAAGCAAGTTAAGCTGGCGATGCTTCAAGATACTCAACCGAACGGCACAGTCAAATTCAACTTTGCTTCCCCGGAGAAAATTATGGGTTCTACAAACACAGGCCTTGGCGACTACGCCGTGGCCCCAAAGAGAGAAGTTCCGACGCTTCTCGTAGAGAAAACTGCGTCTGATCTCGACTACTCGAGGGAAGCGAATCACTTCTCGACATCTCTCGACAAGTTCGCAGCTCAGGCTGATAACGAGCACCTTCTTTGCGAAAAGAAGTGTGTTGACGGGATAACAAAGATTGCGAAAATGGTTAACGGATTCATCACTGATGGATACTCGGTTCCAGATCTTTGTAAGATTGCAAGCGTAGTGGCTCTGAACGAAGTGAGTGACAAGACTGTTGCTATGGAAGTTCCTACATTCATTATGAAGATTGCTGAAGACTTCTCAAAAAGAGGCCTCAAGGTCGAGATGTCGAAGACAGCCGGCGTATTTGATGTAGATGCAAGAAGCCCGTTCGCTTCAGCAGTTGCAGAGTTTTCGAGAGAGATGGTAAAATCAGCTGCGTACTTGACTATGGCAGCAGAAGCTTCATCATTCTCAAAGGAACTGAAAGATGCCTCTACCAAAAGCATTTAACGGTCTGTTCGGAGCTGCGAAAGCTGTCGGTACAGCTGGAAAAGCAATCGGAAAAGGCATCAAGACTTACGTAGGAGGACTCTCTCACGGCACCGGCGGAACCATCGGTGAGCGCACTTGGGGTCTCGCAACAAAAGGGTCTCTCCTTGTTGGCGGAGTGCTCGGAGCTACAGCGTTGTCAGCGAAAGCTGGAGAAGCAATAGCCAGAGACCGCACTACATTCGGAGGAACTTCTGAGCGATTCAATCGCAACGGATATTCGGCTACGGTAGCGAACGGAGTCAGTACAGGTCAATTTAGACCAGATGAATTGGGAGAAAATGATTACTCTAAACTCAATCAGAGATTTAGTTCGACTTTCCATGATAAACCTCGAAAAGAGACTATGGAAAAAGCGGCGAACGCACTCCTTGTCGGATCGGCTATGGCTGGCCTAGAGTTCATGGGGTACAAGGATACCAAGGCTAAATACACTGCGCAGGCCAAGCTTCCAAAAGCGAATCCTCCGCAGGTCACAGGAATGAAACAACCATCTTTCTTTTAGGAGAACAGTATGAATTTTAATGGATTCGGCGCCAAGTTTATAGCAGGCGTAAATCGTGCAAGAGCTGGCGTTGCCAACGCAGCCACTGCAACAAGTAATGTTGTTCTGCAAGGCTCTGCCGACGCTACGAACATCATCAAAACAGTAACAGCTCCTGCTCTCCTTCTTGGCGGAACAGCTCTTATGGGTAAAGCGATGCTTGACCCTGCTATTGAGAGATCTAAGCAGAAGAAAGCGTACAAGAACATGGTTGCTGAGCGTGGTCTTGAAGACAACAAAGAGACTCAGGACTACTTCAATGTAGTTAGAACTTTCTCTCCACTTGCCGCGACCAACCCTATTGTTGCCGCTACCATGGTTAACCGTATGAAAGAGTTCGGCGGAGTTGATCCTAACATGGTTGCTGCGATGACCAATATTAAGTCTCAGGAAAATAAGGCTGGCGTGGCTATGGCTACTGCAACCGGTTCTGCAATCGGCCAGTTCAATCCTTATGCTCAGACAGAGCAGATGATTGATACTGGTAATGCATACCTTGGAAGCGGGGCTGCAAGTATCACTGGTATTATGCCTGTTGGAAACACTCTGAGTGTGATTTAATGATTGACACGGCAGCTTACACAGCAGCAGCTGATGAAATCCACAGGCGTGGTGGGATCAAGGATAGTACAGCCGTAGTAGCACCGTCTATTATTGGCGCAATGTCCGGGGTTTTATCAGGCCTTGTATCAAGAAACGCAACCTTAGGTCTTTCGGCTGCTGCCGGAGGACTTATGCTTGGGAATCGATACGGAAGATTCATCGTTGATGAGAAGAACGGAATTGAAGGTAGTGCGGCGAGAGCGTTCGTACCCGGAACTGTCGGAGGACTTTCTGCTGCCGGAGCTGCCGCTCTCCTGTTGAAAAATAAAACTGCGAGGATGATCACTACTCCTGCTGCGCTTGCTGCAGGAGCTCTTCTAACTGACAGGGCGTTTAACCATGATTAAGTATTTTGACGTTGACTCGTATGACAGCAACCGTGGGCAGAGAATCAGATCTGTCAACAGTCTTAACGATGTCACAAAGACGGCGACTGCCGGATACTCTTCAGAGATCATGTCGTTCATCGACACTATGGAGAGAAAACCGAATCGTTACTACGTAGTGATCGATGCTGTTGGGTCGTTCGAGGTGTGGGGGGCAAACAACAATGGTGACAGTTTCCCTCGTGCATCACTCAACAATTTCAGTATGAGAAGTGATATGGGTAGTTCAAAAGACTACGGATACAAGACCTTCGAGTACTACGGAAAACTGTTTAAACATCACGCAAATAAACCGTACCACCCCCATTTTGGAGAAGTTTTATATGCGTATTGGAATGGTGAAATGGAGCGCGTTGAGCTTGTTGTTGCTGTTGATACTGTGTCCGGCAGCGATATTGTTCTGGCTCTTGAGGAGGGTTCGCCTGTTGCCGTGAGCATGGGAAGCAAACAGCCTTATGATGTTTGCTCTATCTGCGGAAATAAAGCGAGAACTCGCAACGAGTATTGCAAGCACCTCAAAGGGCACCTCAGACAAGTTGTTACTCCAGAGCTTGCGTCTTTGTGGACCAAAGAGCTTGGAAGACAAGTGTTTATTGGTGAGAAGGTTCACGCCATCAACCCGATGCCGAGATTCTTTGATATCTCAAAGGTTCGTATCGGAGCTGACCGCACTGCATTCATTCTCGGAAAAGTTGCTTCTGAAGAAGTGATTTCCTCTGTTGACATGGCTGACGTGTACGGAATCACAGACGAGGATATCGATAAGCTTGCTGAGATCGACAAAGAGATCGGCGGAGATATCGGAGATCACGATGGTGCTATGATACCTGTAAATCAGATTAAAGAATCCGTCGAAGCTGCTGTTGAGGATGACATTATCAACTCTCCCGGTATCCCCAATGAAGTCCTCAACCGTCTCGGCGGATATAAGTTGAAGGACACTCTTGCTTCACTTCTCGGCCTTGGAGTTCACCTCCAGCCAAGAGAGTTTCAGCGCATCGTTCTCGTGAATATGGGTGAGCCTGATCTTGCAAACAGACTTGAATCGAGAGGCGTTGTTTTCAGAGAGTCTGAAGAAGTCGCCCCGATGAATTTCGAAGTTGCAATCAAGAGTTACATCGCGAATGAAGTTGCCAATATCTTGAAGGAACGGTCGTTCTTGCCACCGTTCGTATTCGGAAGAATACATCCTTCAGTTATGATTAAGAAGGCTTCAATGGAGAGAGCGACTGGATCTGTAGATAAGATGCCGAACTACCACGACCCACTCATGATACTTGGGGCAATTGCTGCGATGTATCAAGGGTTGAAAATGAAGGCGTCTGGACTTACTATGAACCAGATCGCAACGGCTGTAACAAGGAATCCTGCTATCATGACAATGATCGGCGGAGGACTTCTCGCTAAGATGTACACGAACATGTCGAACTCAAGTGTTGGTGTTATGAATGTTCCTGCGAGTCACTACGAAGGAGCTCTTCCTAAGATCAATCTTGTTAAGACTGCCGGAGCTGCTGAGAGTCTCGCTGGAAACACAGTTCTCGCTGGCGTAATAGGAATACCTCTCGCAGGGGCGGTTAAATCTTACAACACGAAAGCGAAAGCAAAAGGTGAGCGACAAGTGAATGCGAATCTTGAAAACCAGAAGGCTGTTCCGGTTGTAACTGCGACAGGAGCCCTTGCCACTGGCATTGCCAAGAATAAAATTATGAATGCTGTGTTTTAATGGCAGTATTTATATTTGATACGAAACGACCCAATTATCTTTAAGTAAGAGGTTACTTATGTCCAATGGAAAAGATCTTACCAGCTTTATGGCTGGAAGGATGAGCGGCTCTACGAAGACCGCAGGAGATAATTTTGCGGCTCCAGTGTCTGAAGACTTCCTTGCGAAACTCGCAGCGGAAATTGATCAGGAACTTGGCGGTGAAATGGCTCCAGAGCAGAATGCTCCAACACCTGCACCGATTCCTGGTACTGCAGTTCCTACAGCTCTTCCTGATGCTGCGACTGCAATCTCTCAGACTCAGCCTGTAATTGACGCAGCTTCTGCTGCCGCAGGTGGTCGTCCTGACCTTGTAGCACAGGCTGCTACACCAGTTCAGGCTCCTTTGACAACCGACACCAATGCTTATGGCACAATGGATAACGGTTCTACTCAGGACAAAGCTACAATGCACCTCTCTTCTGAGTGTTGTCTCACTCCGGAAGAAACTGTGAAAGTCGCTGCTGAAGCTCGCGTTTTCTATGCAGAAATGCAGAAGATCGCAACTGAAGAAGCTCTTCCCGGTGCAATCGAAAAACTTGCTGCATACGGTATGATCCATGCATCTGTTAACCTCACTCCTTTCTTCTCGAAAGAAGCTGATGATAACTACATCCCTGGTGACACCCTTACGAAAATTGCTTCTGGCGAACTCCAGAACCCAACAGCTGATCAGCTCGTGCTTGCAGCTGCTGAGTTCGATAAACTCGCTGAAGAAATCGCTGAAGCTGAACTCGCTGGTGAAGCTCAGGCTTACGCTGACGTTGAAAAGCTTGCCGCTGAGATCGAAGCTGAAGAAGAAGCTGAAGATGACGCTGCGTCAATCGAAGATGCGATTGAAGCTGCATACCGTCTTGGCGCTGAAGAAGCTGCTGCTCAGACTGGCGGAAACGTTGACATGGCTCAGCTCATGGCTGATCCTGATTTCGTTGCTCTTGCGAAAAAGTACGGCAACTAATGATCAATGTTGCACGAATCGTTAACTCGAGCGTTGGTATGAGTAAGGTTGCAAGCAGCCTAGCTCATACTAAATCTATCATTGAGGCTCTCGATAGAGACCAAAGTGTTATGAGTAAAACAGCTTCCGAGGCGATCCGTGCTCTTGCCTACAGGGTTTCAGAGCTTGAAAAGACTGCAAAGATTACAGAGGTCGTAACTGACCTCTATAATCGTGGCGCTATTGACGAGTCTGAAATTAAGAAGCACGCTTCTTCCCTGTCCGAAGAGTCGGGAGAGTCTCTCGGTTACGCTACAAAGGTTGCTCAAGAAATTAGCCCGATGTTCCAAGGTGAGCATGGAGCTGGTTCTCGTAAAAAAACTATGGAAGAATGTATTAATTCAAAAGTGAGGTCTTAAATGAATCAGGTGAACATTCAGACGCCTATTTCACTCGTTGACCAGTCTTCACGTCTCATTGCAGACTTGGCTGGATTCACAATTAAACCTGGTCAGTTCGTTGAAGTCAACGCTACTGGTAAGGTAGTAAAAATCGGAGCAGCTTCTGTTGCTGCTGTTATGTGTCGCACCGGTGTGTCTGGTAACACATACGAAGGTCACGACACCAAAGCCGGTCGTATCACCGTTATTGAATCTTACGGAGTTCGCTCTGTTGTTTCAACTGACGTTATTGATACAACTGTTGCTGTTGCAGGTGGAGATGTTCTCTCTGTTGTAACTGGTGACGCTACCAAATCAGGTAAACTGAAAAAAGCAGTTGCTGGCGACATCGCTGTAGCTAGCTGTACGGCTGTAAACGGTACTGACTACGAAATCAAAACGATTTCTCCGTACAAGTTTGCTTAATACTTAATGGAGGCTTCGGCCTCCTAATGAAATCTTAATTAACAATAAGGAGTTTGAGATGAGTCTCAATGCTAACGATCCAATCGGTTTTAACAACAACCTTGCGGACATGATCGAAAAGAACGCTTCTGACGTTTCAGAAGGTATTCGCGAATACCTCCACACGGAACTCTTGGAAGGTTCGTTTGCTCGTTCAATCCTGAAACCTATTCCAATCACTACTGCTGAGTGCCAGGTAAACCTTACCGACAACTCTCTGTATGTGGTTCGTGAAATCGAATCTGATGCTGCTGCGATCGCTGTGGATAACCTTGGTACACCTAACGGTCGTTACATCAAGGGTGCTCGTTACATGATTCCAATCGTGAACTTTGTAACCGACCGCTTCCAGATCACTGAAGACGACCTTCGTGCGTACCGCCACCCGCTGACCAAACGTATTCAGGAAAAATCTGTACCTATTCTTCACAAGCTTGAAGACAAGTACTTCCTTCGTCTCGTTGGTGCTGCAATCGCTGGTCAGACTGCTCTCCTTGGTACTGGTAAAGCAAAAATCGTTAAAGGTACAAATGCACAGCCTCTCGAAATCGACGCTCGTGACATGATCAACCTTAAGAACATCCTTGCTTCTGGTATCGGTGGATCTGACGACAAACGCAAAGAAGTTGCGACTCTCCTGATGACTCAGGAAGATTTCGAAACTGTAACACTTCTTCCTAACGTCGGTGACGATTTCGGTAAAGACCGAATCATCAACGGTGTTCAGACTGAAACTCTTTACGGTACAAACGTAATTCGTACGATCAAATCGAATATTCTTCCTCGTGGACACGTATTCGCGTTCACATCAGAAGATTTCCTTGGTCATGCGTTCTCTCTTGGTGAAACTCGCTTCGAGATCAACAAGCGCTTCGGTCTCATTGAATGGGAAACTCGTATGTCTCTCGGTTATGGTATCGGTAACATTACTGCTGCTGCTCTCCTCACAATGGATGGTTCTGTAATGGGATCAACCGACCTTGAGTGTGCAACAACTGGTACTGTGCCATCTGCCATCTCTTCTTACTACGCAGGCCTCGAGCTGTAATTAAGCTCCTTGCGAACCTAAGGGGCTCAATCATATATTATGGTTGGGCCTTTACTTTTAAAAAAGGATTTTTCCTATGCCAAGTGTGTACAATATTTCAGATGAACCTCGCGTTGTAATCTCCGGGGGTATGCGTGAAACAGTTAAACCGGGAGATGGTATTTACCTCTCCAAAAGCGACATGTCACTCAATATTCACTCGATGGTTTACTTCTCTCAGGAAGCACCGGTTACAGAAGACGTTATCGAAGATTCGGAAGAACCGATCAAGCTGACTGAAGAGCAGGAAGCTGCTGCTGCAAAAGCTGAAGCTGACGCCAAACTTGCTGCTGAAGAAGCTGCTGCTAAAGCTGCTGAAGAAGAAGCGAAAGCTGCCGCTGCAAAAGCTGAAGCTGACGCCGCTGAAGCAAAAGCTGCTGAAGAAGCTGCTAAAAAAGCAGAAGCTGCAGCCGCTAAAGCTACTGCGAAAAAAGATGGGGATAAATAATGACAAAGAGAATTATTAACAACGGCGGACAGAAGGAAGCTATCGTTAATGAACATCTCTCGACAATTTATCCTGGAATCAATGAGGTCTCTGAAGACGAGGCCTCTTTCTTCCTTGAGAATTACAATGATGTTGTAACGGAGGCCGTTGATGGAGATGCCGGAGTATGTGGAGAACCTGAGGAAGTATCTGAAGGACTTCGACTTCCTGAACAGGCTCCTCGAGTTCGAACAGGAAAGCAGCGACCTACAGCTTGAGTTGTACATACAGGTGTCACTCGGAGAGTTAAACGGAATGGCTCCATCGAATATTACGTTCAGCCTTTCTGAGTTTAAGAACCCGGTACTTGTAATACTCAATGGTGTTATTCACTGTCTTTTATCTTGCAACGTAAGCTACGAGAGGAATCAACTCACGTATAACAACGGAGGGATCACAGTAACTGTGCCTGACGGAAGTAAGTACCTGAGGCAGATTCAATACTTTCAGCAGATCGTTGCGACTATGAAAGAAGAGTTCAGAAAAGAAAAAATTAGCATCAACGCAATGGGCTTCTTCGGCGGAAACAGTTCGCCTTACGCTGCATTGCATGATAGAGGGTGTTGAAAATGAGTCCACGTATTAATTTTGCTTTGCTTGTGAAACAGGCTGCAGAACAGTTTGATGAGCCAATTCCTGAAGAAGCTCAGCAGGAAGAAATTCCTCAGGGTGAAGAGCCGATTCAAGAAGAACCTATGCAGTCTCAGACAATGGGTATGATCGAAGAGATTCTTGGGTCAGACGTAATGGATGCTGCTGCTCAGGGAGTTGGTCCGGCTATTACGCTTATCGCTGAGACAGCTGCTGCAATTGCGCAGAGAATGTTCGGTGGAAGTCAGCCTGCTGAAGAAGAGGTTGTAGACCCAGCTATGGGGCAGGCTCCTGCCGCTCCTGTTGCTCCTGCCGCTCCAGCAAGCAACCCTGCTGCTGAACAAGCTGTTGCAGACCAGATTTCTCCTGCTCAGACTTCTGAAGTTCCTGTTGAGGACGGGCAGGATGACGAGTATGCTTCTCTTGGAATCGATCCGAACAAAACGTATTCAGCTGAAGAAGTGCTCGAACTTCTTAAGAACAAGAATGCGGTCAATTAGCGCAGACGTAGTCGCTACAAGCCATGGCACCTTAATGGTGTCATGGTCTAACGCGCTCGGAGCTGTTGATGTGATGAAAAGCTTCGCGCCTGAGAGTGGATTCACTAAAGCGTTCACGTCTGATGGTGTTTCAACGACATGGGAAGATACTGATAAGAATTTCGACCCGAACCGAGTCGCTTACTACCGCATTGTTTGCGGACCTGATGACTCAAAGATTGTTTTCATCAAAGACGGTTACGACGGTGTCATCGATACTATGAAGTACACCGAGAAGATTCTCAATAAGTATTACCAAGGCGACCCGTTTTACATCCTAAAGGCAAAGAAGTCTGGAAGCAGATGCCCTAACTGCTGGGATAAATTCAGAGACGAAGCTATGTTCCACGACTGCCCTGTGTGCAACAGTACTGGGTGGGAGCAGGGGACGTACGATAAGATGGACGCATTCGTGTCAATCGCTTCGAAGTCAACTACAAGCTCTCTTCTTCCAGAAGGCGAAGAAAAAGGCGGAGTACTCAGCGCAAGAATGTCGAACTACCCACTGATAGATACCGGTGATATTTTCGTAAGCAAAAGCGACAATGTTCGGTATGTAGCTGTCGGTGAAATAAGCAAGACAAAAATACCCGCAATGGCTCGAAGCAAAAACGGGACTACTCACAGCCATGTTGTAAGCCAGATGATGTCTCTGAGAGAGCTTCCTAGAGATCATGCCTACTACAACATTCCTGTTGAGTTCGACACCATTCATAGTCCTAATGAAATTTCCTGATACAATATCGAAGACAAAAATGACATCTTAGACTTCGGAGAAATCTAAATGGACAAGCTCAGATCATAGTGCGCATCATATATTTTTAACACGAAATGAGGTCGAAGTATGATGCCTGCTGCCAAACTCACAAGTGCTCTCATAAGCTATTTGCAGTTCTTGTTTTCGAAAGTCAACAAGGTTGGAGCAATGTATTTGTGGAATCAGGATCAGAAATTGACCAAGATTAGAATCAGCTCTGCGTTTGTAATAGACGTACAAAAACCACTCAGCAACCCTTACATAACTGTGCAACGCGGCGGGATGAACTACCAGAAGGTAGCTATCGCGAACTTCATAGAAGGTGATGCTCTTGAGAATAAAGTTACCAAGGGAGATTTCCTTGGAGGCGGGATTTCGATAACAGTTGGTGCAAGAACTACTATAGAAGCTTCGAATATAGCTCATTTCATAGCCGAGTATATGCAAGTCGATAGAGGTCAGATAATCTCGAAGAGCGGAATGCTCAGGAATTTTCAGGTTATGGGCGTTGGTCCAGAGACGCCGAAGGTTGTTGACTCTATGGTTCACAGGGCTGAGGTGACGATATCAATAATGGCGGAAACAATCTGCTTGAATGAAGTGTCGGTCCTCCAAGAAGGCCCATTCAACATTACCGACATCCTTGGAATTGACTGGAGATCAGGAGAATCTAAAGGAGACGTGGCTTCAGGAGTGTTGAATATCGGAAGTAAGACTGTAGGTATAGATAACACCTACGACTACTTCCTTGAGCAGGTAAGAATAGACTCTGGCGAGTATTACGCAATGCTCAACGGAGAGCCTTTTCAGATAGGAACGATCGTTGATGAACACAACATCGGGATCATTGGATGCTCATTAAATAAGACGGTTGATTATTCAATTATTTGGAATTCCAGTGGGATAAACACTGGTTGTTAACAAAGGAGAACGTATGAGTTATCAAGGACCACACGTAGCGGTAACGCAGACTTTCGAGTCTGCTCCTGGCGCTGTTGCGGTAGAAGGACTTCCTACGGCTATCGTTGGATCTTCTTTTGAGGTATTCTCGAATTCGGTTATCGGAGAGCTGAAAACAGCTAGTGCCGTTACTCTCGGATACGGAACCACGAAAGGCGTTATCTTCAATGAAACAGTTGCAGGAAAGCAAGCCTACGACTTCTACAAACCAAAAGTAGAAGTATCTGTTGGCGGAAAAACATTTGAGATCGAAGCCACAGCCACTGCGCTTGGTTTTGACGTAAAAGAAAAACCAACTTACGAAATCACATCGGCTGACACAGCGTCAATGCCAATGTGTAAAACAACTGCGTCTGCAGGATCTGCGATCGGTCTTAAGACTGTAGCGGTAGCCACCGACCTCCGCAACTACGGGATTATCGCTGGTCAGACTGTTACTATCGGATCAGCAGTACATGTAATCGCAAGCATCAGTTCTGATGGTATGGTTATCACTCTCGAGTCTGCTATCGCTACAACCGCGGTAACTTCTGGAGACACTGTCGTTATTGGTGTGGCTTCGGTTGCTCTCAATACGATTGCAAACACAATCACATTCCAGAGTCCGCTCTCAGGTGTTCGTGTTGGCGATATCGTCGCGTTCAAATCAAAAGTTACAGGCGCTGATGCTTCTTACAAGGCATCCATCATCCGTATCTTCGATAATGGAAAATCTGTTGAGATATTCACAAGTACAAAACCAACTGTAGACACCGGGTATCTCGATATTAAAAACATCGAGTCGTTCGAAGCTGTTTCTGGAGGGTTTACTTCTGGAGTTACAGCTGTAAGTATTAAGAGATTTGTTGCTTTTGCAAAGAGTTTCACATCTACAGGCGTAACAGCCACGCCATCTACTTCTCCTACAAGTAAATTCACAGTTGCAAATACTGCGTTCAGCGCATCTTTCGCAGGTCTCGGAATCGGAGATGTTATTAAAGCTGGAGCAGGTGGAGCTACTTACTACAACGTAACTGGCGTTGTTGTTGGCGGCACTAATACAGAAATCTTTGTAGACGGCGCTGCTGCCGGAACTACTATCTTTGCGTTCCGACCAGTAACCAAAGCGACTGTTCGCGCTACATTCCGTGCAATCAACATTGCGCCTGTAGAAGCTGTTCAGCGTATCACTGGCGAAGATGACATCGTTAAGTACTTTGGCCGGATCTCTCCGTACAACGAACTTGCGTTCATGATCGCTCAGGCTCGTCGTGGAAACGGTGGAAAAGTCGTTTACGCTCGCAATGTTAGTCCAAAACTTGCAGATATCTCAAGCGGATACTCAGCAGCTCTCGAAGATCTTAAAATGTTTGACGTTTACTCTCATGCATTTGGTACTACGGACTTCTCGATCGTTGGTGGAATTTCTTCTTATTGTAATCAGCAGTCTGAAAAATATCGTGCTCACGAGCGTATTGCTCGAGTGACTTACGATGCAGACTCTGCATACACAATGCTTCGTAAAATCGTAGCGACTGCAACTGGAACCAAGTCTGTAACTATCGCAGGAGCTCTTGCTGCTGGGTGTGGTATTGGTGACGTGTTTGTTGGTTATACGGATGGCGTTGAAACCATTCGCACGACTCTTACAGCAACTCCATCAGCTACTGCAATCAACGCTGCTGACAATGTCGCAGGCACTGTAAACTCTGGAGCGATTCTCGCTGGCAGCAAATACAAACAGGCAATGCAGATCGCTGCTCTTGCATCTGTTGATAGCCGCCGCATGAAAATCGTGTGTCCTGGACACTTCGCCGGGACAATTGATGGTACAGACATTGCAAACATCCCTCCATACTTCCTTACCGCGTACTACGCAGGTCTCGACGATGGCTTGGTTGTTTCTCAGTCTCACACCAACTTTGGCCAGGCTCCTGGTATCACCAACATCAGCCTTAAAACTGATACGTACTTCAGCGTCGATGATCTCGATATTATCGGAGAAGCCGGTATTGACATCCTTATTCAGGATGGACTTCAGGTTTCTAATGCGATCATGTCTCGCCACGACCTGTCTACTGACATGTTCGACATTCTTACTCGTGAGTGGAGTGTAACAAAGCAGGTTGACATTACTTCGAAGACTCTTCGTAAAACTGCGAAAAAGTATGTTGGTAAATACAACATCACTAAACCTCTTCTTGACACTGTTACTCGTGATCTTCGAATTGCTGCAAAAGCTCTTGTTGATTCAGGTGTGACGTTCGCCATTACTATTGTGTCTGTTGAGCGTAGTAAAGAGGTTGCTGACAAAGTTGTAATCGGTGTTAAACAGACCGTGTTTATCGCTGGTAACTACTACGACATTAACATTAACGTTGGAGCGTAATAAATGGCTATGACTAAAAAAATCGAAGATTGGAAATGGGACACGCAGAACATTGGGGTCCTCGGAAGCTCTGAAGAAGCTGCCGGCACCACTCCATCTGAACTTAAACCTGGTGACTTCATTGAGGGTGGAACAACCCTCATTCTTTCAGGTCCTGCGAGAGTTGAAGACCTTGCTGGATTAACCGCGCAACTTATTCCTATCGGCATGCTTGACAATGTTTCTGTTTCGCAGCAGAAAAATGTTCAGCAGATCTTTGAGATTGGTTCGAAGCTTGCTCATATCGTTCCTGGTCGTACAATGGGACAACTTCAGCTTGGTCGCGTGTTCTTCGATGGAGATTCTCTGATGAAGGCGATGTATGCTGGGTCTAACAACTTCAGTATTACAGAGCAAAAACTTGCTACTGGAATGACCGCTGCAGAGACCTCTAAGTCTACATCTGGTAGATTTGCAGCGAATCTTGCATCTTCCTACTTTGACCAGCCGCATGGACTTTGTTTCATGTTCAAGGATCAGAGTGGTGGAGAAGTTGCAACGATCTACTTCGAAGACTGTATGATTAACTCTCATCAGTTCTCAATCAATGCTCAGGCTAACATCATTCAGGAAGGCGCTTCGGTAATGTTCCGCCGCATTGTTCCTATTGAAGTTACCGGAGAACCTTCTTCTATTGGCTAAAAAAAAGGAGAGGTCACTTGACCTCTCCTTTTACACTTACAACGCTGGTTTTCACTTGTGGATCACCAGCGTTTTTTATTGCATTGAAGTTGTGCAAAAGGTGTACGAATCTCTCATACACCTCTCTATCAACATCAATAGTTACACGCACCATTCTCCGTTTATCATTCGACATACGCGAGCTCCGTCTTTCGAGATTACCGGGAAACCGTCGGTGATTGCACACGCTTCAACACCTCCATCAGGCATCTTAGCAAAGAACTCACCGCCAACGAACCGTTTCTTCAGAGCTTCTTCAGTGGCTCCGTGATCAACGATCGGCAAGTAGATTCCGCTTTCAGAAGTCACGCAGAATCCAGACAGGACATACTTACCCTTCATGCTTACGGTTTGGTTACCAGTGTTCGAAATAGGGTTTGCATTTTTACCAGTAGGAGTAATCCCGCCGCCTGCACTCGGTTCGTCTACTCCGACAGTACGCTTTACGTAAGCTGTCTGCGACACTTCAGGGGCAGTAGCAGCTGTGAACACATCAGCTTCAGTTGGGAGCTTTCCCATTTCAATTGAATCTTCGTTATTACTCATAGTTTCTTGTCACCAATTCGCACTCAAGGTTAGTAAAATTCTTTGCAACTTTCATCGTCTTCATAGCAACGCGGAGCGTAGCCTGAATATCTGAAAGAGAGTTGTGGGCTTCAATATCGATTCCCCATGCTTTACAGATCGTTCCGAGTTGGCGATTCTCAACCACGAGATCGCCGTTTGCAACCATACTGTTAATAGCGATAACCGGATCGAGAAGAGTCCAGTTCTGATAGGTACCAAAACCGTATTTGTCACCCATGCGACGATACGTTCCGGCCATTACTTCGAGGTCGAAGTTGCCATTGTAAGCGAGAGGGAAGAACTTGTCTCCCTTACTGTACTTACCAACATACTTGAGAAGCATCGGGTGGAAGTGCTTGGTAATCATGTCTTCTGTTGACATCCAAGTATAGCACTCGCCAATGTCAATGCCGGTTACTTCGAAGGCACCCTTGCTTACAGTTACGCCGTCCTGTGGGCAGCACCGGAAGTCAAAGTACTCCTTCACTTCATCATCGATAATAACAGCTCCGGACAAAGTAACAAGACCACATGTGGTCTTTTCTTTGTCAGTTGTTTCTGTGTCAAACGCCAGAATCTTTCTCGACATGTTTCCTCCTAAAGAAATCGTAGTCTTCGTGTATAGTTTATTGCCCTGACCGGGTAGTGGGATTGCACTCTGTTCGACTTCAATATAGTTATTACCAAATAACTTTCAATGTAACATCGAACTTTTTCATCTCATCAAGCATGAGATTCAGAATGTCATCACCCCAGTTGTTTTTAACAACCTTCGCAAGAGACACAAACCCTTTTAAAGGAGTCGGCTTCCCTTTGTACTTTATGTACGCCTCAGTGCTTATGCCGTACTTTTCTGATTGGATCCTGACACCATTAGCCTTGATCTTCTCAAACTTGACATGAGCACTCCTGTCACCGTCGAAGGCGACAGAGAGGACGTTGTATCCGTCTTTCTCTGCCACTGTAACCATTAATGAGTACCGGTGCTTCCGAAGCCGCCAGAGCGATCTGTACTTTCGAGCTCATCAACATATTCGTACTCGGCAATTTCAACCTTACACAGAACAAGCTGAGCAATTCTCTCGCCGACTTCGAGGGTCTGAGTCTCTTGGCTATGGTTAATCAGAACTACTCCAACCTGGTCGCGGTAGTCAGAATCGATAGTTCCCGGGGTATTGAGAACTGTGATCCCTTTCTTCAAAGCAAGTCCACTGCGAGGTCGAACTTGGATCTCGTAGTTTTCAGGAATGGCAACGAAGATTCCGGTCGGAACGAGAGCTCTCTGGCCTGGCGCGAGGATTACTTCGTTGAGACATTTGATATCTGCACCAGCGGAACCTTTTGTAGCATACTTCGGCTCGGGAGAACCTTTAAGCAATTGAACTTTCATACACACCCTTTACAAAATTGTAGAACTTTTCGCCATAGGCGATTTTGTTTGTTTTGTCACCGAAGAACCATCTTCCGTGCTGCTTGATAACCTCGTCGACATACAGACGCTTGAACATTGCAGACCTGATGTCATCAGATGACACAAGCGACTCCGCATCAACCTCTTCCCAGATCTCTCTGATTAGGTTGAACCACAATATGCAATACTGCTTGTAACGAGTTTCAAATTCCCAAGGAACCCTGTTAGAAGGGCATTCGTTACTAAACTCGACCTCAGGATACATGAACCCAAGCTTGTTAAGCTCGAAAATCTTATCGTCGATAGTCATTGCTTCTCCTTCATAATTTCATCACCAACATACATGAGGTAAGGCTTACTTCCTGTGCAACGCGCATAGATTCCGCCCTTTCTCATCTCGATTTCAACGCCCTTGTTTGCAAGGTAGTTCGCAATTACGAACTTCTTGAATAAAAACCGGAACGGTTTAAACCCAATGTATTGCCAATGGCCATTGATCTCAGCTTCCCTGAACGACTTCAAGGTGTCTCCGCTGAAGAATAACTCATCTTCAATACTGTACTCATACGGATAGATACCTGTATTCATGCCATCAGTTCGTATCTTACGGTTTTTAAGATAGTTGACACTGTGGCATGACAAGGCCTCTCCTGGATTAATAATCGCAATCACGAATTCCTCCTGCGAAATTTATGGGTTAGATCTCCATGTTTGAAATGGATAAATTTCTGGTTGGTTATAGGGCTGTCAAGCCCCCCAAGCTTCTCAACCCAAGGCCCAGTCTTTATCGCATCGATAAGACCTGTCTTGCGCCAGTTTGAAACATGGGCTGACTCTAAGAACTTGTGACTGTTCCCGGTGTACAGAACCGTCTCAAGACGATGTTTTTTTACAACCTTGAACAGTTCTCCGAGATGTTTGTAAGCTCCTCCGCAGCCAAGGAAGCAAACGGCGTCGAGTTGACCGACGACATTTGCTCTGGCTATTTCGGACCACACAACATCAGGAGTCAGCTCTTTGCCAACCTTCTCTCTAAGTTCGGCACTATGGCAACCATCACACCGGAAAGGGCACCCTGATATCTGAAATGTCAGGGTAGTCTTACCGGGATATTCTGTGAAAGTTACCTTAGAACCTGTGTAGAAAACACTCATTTTTGACCTCCGAAGGGCTGAAATATAATTCAGTTTAGAGGCCCCGAAGAATTAAATTCTGTTGAAGTCGGCAAGATCCTCTGCGATTTTCAAAAGCAGAGACTCCATGCGAGGCTGATACGCTTCAACTGGAACGTTGTCACCGAGAAGTACTGACACTTCGCCGAGGATCTTAGCTACTGATCTGTTGACGAAATACACGCGCTCACAACTGTCACACGAAGGAGTCTCCGGCTCTGGCTCATCAGCTTTATCGACTACCGGCTTGGTTGCGTAGTCGATATCAGAAGTGTCTTCAAACTCGCTAAGGAACTTGACCGACTTAAGGACATCAGTAAGAGCTTTAAACTTGGTTGAAAGAACTCCATACGTGTAGACACCTTGTCTGTTCGAAAGAGTCTTTGCAACAAAATCCATAACATCATCACCGGTATCGCTGTCTCCAAGAGCAAGATTGAATGCTCCAGATTTCTTTGTGAGAGATCTGTACAAAACTCTCTTAGCATCATCGAGATTGATGTCAAGAAGTTTCGACAAGTCAACAGCGCTTCCACTCTTCACAACTTCAGAATACTTTGTTTCTGAAACCTTCCAATACTTAGGGGCTGGCATCCCTTCAAATTCTGGAATTGTTGCAGTAGTGCAGTACCCCATAGTGCTGATAGCCCCAAAGACAAATCTGAGATCGTCAGCTTTGCTTTTGTCTTCAACAGTACTGATGTGTTTTCTGCTTTTGATGAAATCAATAATCTCATCAGAAGTAATAGAGTCTTCAGTCATACGCCTGTTCATCGCGTTCTTCTTGAACGAAGGGCGAACATTCGTCTTTACACCAGCGTAATACTCCTTAAGCGTAGGAACTTCTACAACACCGACTTCTTCAATAGCCGTCTGAGTAGCATCAACATCATCAAATTCTTTTTCGTTTGACACAGCAAACTCCTTTTTATTAATAGAAAAAATTGGATCTGCATCCTTTGCAGACCCGTTATCAAAAATCACGCGCTACACCGTCGGAGCTCGATCGTTCTTCTTCCACATCAAGCAGAACGAGTTTGGAGACTTGTTGCTCGGAGCCATGTACTTAACATTCTTGTCACACTGCACGCCAGACATGCATCGCCCGATGAGATATCTCTCATTCCGAGGATCGTAAGTCTTACCACAAGCACTCATCTCAACGCGCATTTTTGGAGGATTTGTGCATGTTATCCAAAGCATGATACCTTTTACAGTCAGCTTTACATAAGCACTTCCGTAGTCATGCTTCATGTGAATAGCGCAGTCATAAAACTCACCATTCGCATTATACACATGTCTAACGACATCTGCGTTATCAACCGCCCAGTCAACAAGGCTCTTCCAGTCATCGGTGGTTCCGTAGACGAATCCACACACACCCATCCGAGTTATCTTTACACAAGGAACATCTAGTTCGACAGCTCGCTTTACAAGCTCAGCTTCGACTATTGCCTTTTCCTTCTTCTTCTCCGCTTCCGCAATCACTGCGTCGCGCTCCTCTTGGGTGAGAACTGACATCTGGACCTCTCCATCCCGGGAATAAAAAATTCATGTCTTGGTAAAATTCAACCTGAAGATCAATAAGGTGCTTCTTCAAGCACTCTTCTGATCTAAGCTGTTCTAACGTAGCGTCTTCCCAGATTGCAGTAGCCCTCGCATACTCAAGATTCGGCTCGCTGATCATCCGCTCTTCGACCTCGATAATGATGTCTGGATCATTAAGTGCTTCGATCTCGTTTTTCCGACTCTCACTACCTGTGTACTCGACGAGAACTCTATTCTCGAACCACGGCTTCTTGCAATACACGAACCATCCGGTGATGGCGGTTCTGCTTGCGTGGTGAGCCGTGTTCTCGAAGTAGTACATTGGGACGCCGTAGATGTCAGTGTGCTGCCACTTTGTAAACCTCACAAGACTCTTGTTCGCAAATGAAACCAACTCCTTGTTTGTAAACGAAAGCCGCGGATCCAAGCCGTATGCTGTATCCAGCACGCTAACGCTGTAAGTGAAGCAGCTTGTAATCTCAAACTTGATCTGGATATTGACAACGCCGGCTGGAGTGCTAACGTTGTCGTATCTTAATACCTTTTTCACGATACTCCTTCACTGGATTTGTTATTGGGACACCGAAGTACCTCGTTGCTTCAGCGCAAGCTTCACACGTAACACTTGCGAGATCGCTCGTAGTCTTGGCGTGGAAACTTCCGTTTAGACAAAGAGGTCCCGCGTGGGTTATTTGACCGTTCGTTAGCAAGTTTGATGTGAATGGAGTTACCTTGTAGTGCATCACTTCCTACCTCGCTTGTAAACGTACGGCTTCTTCGGCTTCAGCTTCAATCTCTCCGGATCAGACTTAACAGGAGTCCAGTTAGGAGAGTCCGGCAAATACACAGAGTCCTGAAGCTGATACGCGGCGAATCCTCGCTTAGCAATCCTCATTGCAGGCACAAGCTCTATCTCAGATCGATTGTTCTGAAACATCTCTTCACGCCTTTCGTAGTCAACACCAAGCGCCTTGAAATGATCGCGTATCAAATCCTCTGACTCGTGAAGATCCAGCATGTGAAACCCACAGACATTTATGAACGCAACTTCACTGTCCTCATGACGACGATCGTGAGTTGCAAGCGGATTCCACGCGATACTATTCGGGTAACATGCTGGGATTATAGTTCCATCATGAAGTTTGATATCATGTAGAACCTTATCCCTGTCGCCGTCGTACTCGATCCACTCAATAGGTTTTCTTACAGTCGATCCAGACATTTGAACTCCTTAAGGAAATCAATCTTAGGGAGAACCATGACTGTGTCGTTATGTAAGAAAACGACATCGCCAACAGTTAGTCTCTGATTAGTTCTATCCGTCCTAATTCTGCAATCAGGAGATATAGTAACGAAATCATCGATCCTTTTCTTGCAAGATTCTCCTCCGTCGTAAAGCACGGCTACATCAACAATTGGCTTCGAGTAACTCTCTTGACCTCTTGGCGTCATCAACGGAAGTATTTTTTCAGCGAAGCAGTTGGTACAGGCGTGAGAGTCTTCGCCTATCGTAACAACTTCATTCGTCCCGCAATCACAAAAATCACAAGTCATTCATCCTCCTAAGGAATAGTGTCATTTTGATCCCATTACCATCCTTAGCAACCTTACCGGTTCTAAGGAAGTCTTTCACTTTTCTTGCTCCTATGTGATGAGCAGCGGCGAGCATCCCGGCAGTAGTTATCTTGATCCCGTACATCTCCTTGCCAGAGCAAGATATGATGTACTTAGAAAGATAAACACGGTTCTTCGCCGCTATCATCTCAAGAGCTTTTCTCTGATCATGCTCATCAAATATCGACGGGTCTCTGCGGAACTTTTGAACTGTTACGCCTTTCCAACCAATATCCTTCAGGGCAAGCTCCCCTATCTGATACTTACCCATGTATAGCCCGGACGGGCTAATGGCAGTAGGGTTGTCAGAGCTTTCGTGGGAAGATATTCTTCTTGCATACTCGTCGAAATCAAAGTCTTTTTTCTCATCTTTTTTTGACGAGATAGAGCCAGAGATTCGGACGTACTCTATCGGCTTTGAGCACTCAAGGTGCGCAACTATTAGGAGTATGAATAAAATAGCCTTCATAATATTTATTCCATTTCTTCTGCAGCAATATCAAGTATCCGGTCCAGATCTCTTTTCGATTCGTAGACGAGCTGCATATATTCGTCACGCTTCTTCTTGTTGTGCTCATGCACGCTTGTCATCGACACTTCGCACACTTCCAGCAGTAGGATCATGTGAGACTTCTTGTCAAGCTTCGAGTCGTAACGAGCAAGGCAGGTTGTGCTATCCTTGTTAGTCACAACGCACGCAGCACCTCTATCAGAGTATGACACACACTTTCTAAATCCGAATCCGAGATCTCTCGCTTTACCGAGCGATTTCCTCACTACTCTCTCGAGAATTTCTTCCGGGATCTTAGCGAGGTTTTCCATTATTTCTTCAGGGGTTAACAATGAATACCGCCAGTGGAAAAGGTGTAACTATTTGACACGTAGAAACGAGTGGTTTCGGCATCTCGAACGGCCGATACTTGAAAAACGAAGGAATGAGTTTTGACCTTTCAATAGCCCTTCTCATATCAATAGCATCAACTTCAGTGAACTCAACCCTACAGCACTCTCCATACGCAGTCATGTTTTTATTTACCTCGAGAGACGCAATTGGTATAGATAAGTGGTGACACTCGTCAAGCATAACACTTACCGCACGACTACTCTCGGTATCCGTTGTAAATTTCGATAGTGCTTTCAGTGAGCACGACTCGTCCATATTTTCCGATAAACTCATGCAGTTCCTCCAAACTGTTAATCTCAACGAAAGCTGGAATATAATCATATTCACATGGCCACACAGTATCTCCATTATCGTCAACATGTAAACCAAGGTCAGAAATTAACTCCTTAGACATTGACGAGTATGAGCTTACAAGTACTTCATACTTCATCAAAAAGCTCCGATAAAAGTTGAAGTGTCGCCTTGTTTTTAATCAGAATCTCACCTTTCAAGAAAACTTCCTGAACTGCCGAGAGCTTTCCAATTATCCGATCGATGTCATTATTCTTCCGGCGAAGCTCACTTTTAAGAGTGTCAATCCTACTTGTGGATGTAACGTGCTCTCGATCAGTAAGGCACTTCGGAAGAGGGAGCTTGTGGGATATGAACAGGTCTCGAAGATCACCGATTTCGAACCTGTCAGTCTTCCACACTCCGGCAGCGTAAAGTCCGATCTCCCACGTACTTTTCAGATCGAACAGCAGGTCGAACGAATCGTCGAGATCTTCAGAGTAACCCGTGATCCGAGTAAGGCTCCCCCAGCTCAGCGACCTGTAGTCATCATAGAACTTCAGACCAGTATCTTTGAGAGGATCATAAACTACAGGGTCTCCTTCTCCGGTCGCATCGATCACAATACAATGCATTCCTCCTTCAATGTTAAGAGAAGGGGCTGTCGCGATGTAGGTGAACCCAAAGTGGAGCTGATTAAACTCCTCCTGCATACTTTTACACCCGAGAGTTTCGAGAGCTTCAAGCTCCTCCTTTTTACTCCACCCCTTTGAATCAGGGAAGAGTTTGAGAATGTCATTGACTGGAGCTCCTGAAACCATCGCCACACACGCTGCGACACAAGAAAATTCATCTGGTTGTTTTACGAAATGAATCATAGTAAATACACTTTCTGAAGCCCTCTGGTGCAGGCTACGTACCGGAGATTGATCTCCTCGTTAATATTTTCCCTGTTGAACTTACCAAGCATTTTCTTCTCTTCAGAAGGTTTTAGGTTCAGGCTTGTCACTTCCTTGTACTTCTCAACATCGCTCAACTTTATGAAGTCGCTCAAGACCGAGACAGTGTCGTACTCAAGACCCTTTGATCTATGCGTAGTTGTAAAGATTGCCTCAGCATCGTCACGATCAGTGCTGTTGCAAATCAATCTCAACCTGTCCATGGTATTAAGAGTCTTTCTACCGAACTTCGAAAACATGTTGCAGAACGAAGAGATCTCAGTCTCACCGTTGTCAGCAGCGTACACCATTAATTCTTCCTTGCACTCGAAACTGCTAATAAGAGGGGACTCAATCATACTGCGGTCGCCATTGAACATGTGGTGCATATCCATAAGCATGCCTTGCTCCATGAAGGTGTAGTTGTCGATACCGCCTTCGAAGAAAACGTTCGTAGACCCAGAGTCAATACAATCCAGAGCGTACTCGATCAAGGCTGCATTTGTTCTGCCAATAACCGCATAAGATTTCGGAGCGTGAGTATGAACACCAGCCCCTTTAATCTGCAAACCTCTTCCGCCGATCAACTTCTTCATTCCGAGAATTTCAGTAGCTTTCTTGGCAATATCTTCCCCAAATCTGAAAGATGTTGTAAGGTTGAGCTCTGGAAAATCAACAGACTCAAGAGAGTTGCTCGCCCCGCGCCATTGGTAAATTGACTGATGCGTATCTCCAACACAGATTTTCTCGCAACTTTGATTCAAGAACACGTCTGCCATAGGAGCGTTCGCATCTTGAAATTCATCGTACAAGATAGCGCTGAACCCAGTTATCTGTGGGTTTGAAACTTGGTAAAGCTTCATGTAAAATCCATGGGTAATCGGCATCTCTTTCTTGAACATAGCGCGAAGAATTATGTACGCATTCTTCGTGTTAACGTTCTCCTCTTCGACGAACTCTTCAAACTTCCGGAATGGAGAGTTGAAGTATTCATCAAGAAGTCTGAGAGCTTTTGATGCAGCTTGATACTTGTTTCCTCCTTCAACAATTTTCGATGCAAATTTAATCGCATCTGAATTGTAGTTTGCGAGGACATATCCTGACTTATTCCCGGCAACAGCTGCCTTCGCATAAGCATGAGCAGTTGTTACATGCACCTTTCCAAGGCCCTGCTTCTCAAATCGCCTCTTAGCGTCGTCGGCGGCGGTCTTGTTGAACACGATATACAGAAACCTGTCATCAGGCCTTGCTCTCACAAGCTCGATAAGAGTAGAAGTTTTGCCGCTTCCGGCGACTGCATTTATTTTTAGGTCACCTCTATGGTGTACAATCGATCTTTGCTCTTCTGTTAATTTCATCCACACACTCCTTCCAGCTATCCATTCGTTTAATCATGGTCTCACCTTCGAAGATGAAACATTCCGAGTCAATATCTACCGGGTGAAATTGCTTGAACACCGGTACGCAGTTTGAGCAGCATGTGCATATCTGGAAATGGTTTTTTCCATGACATTCACACGAGAACTCATACTGCTTGTAATGGTGCTCAACAAATCCAATTTCACCACACACATCGCATACTGCGCTCATCATGCCTGGCATGTGACCAGCGATACTATTAATACTGAGAAGAATAATATTACTGCCGCTACGACGACGCCGAGCATAGCATACTCAGCTGGTCCATTCTCCACAACAAACCCAAGAGGACTATCCTCCTTCGGGTAAGGGTGATCAACAACAATCCATCCGTCACAGCAGATGGTGCAACCTACTCCGTTGCAATCGAAACAAGGAATCAAACTTGACATTCTTGCCTACTTGTAAGGTTGAGTATCTTTGGCCATCTTGACATTGCAACGCTCGAGATTTACTTTGATTATCACGTTTCCGGACACAGAGCCTTTGTATATACATCTGCCATCAACGATGATCGCTCTACCAGGTCTGGCTGATTTATTGTACGCAATATTATCCCTAAGGTTCTTTGTGGGAACACCATTGATAACATGGCTGCCGTCTGCGTAGACGCCAATCACAGTATGAATCTTACTCTCTTCGCTTACTTCGAACCCAAACTCCATGAGCCATTCAAGGACAGTTGCTTCCCTATCCCACCTATCAAGGCCCGGATCAACTTTGAGGTGACTCTCGCTTACGATAGCGCCATTTTCATTGGCTCTGTAAACGTAAGCTCCGCGGAAATCGCGGCAAATTTTATAGACTTTCATTTTTTAACCTTTGGTGATATAGGAGATCTCAAAAAGAAATACTCCCAGAATTTTACATTGCACTTGAGAAGAGTTGGGGCGCCTACTTCAGCAAGCTCACACCTATCCCACTTATCTCCAGACCTTATAAACGAATAAGTATGCACAGTTCTCGCTTTGAACGGAGTACTCATATCTTCCACTACGACCTTGAACATTCCGGAGATAAACACAGACCGGCGAAGTTCGTCATTGTGTACTGAAATAAATTCTGTAGCCATAATCCCTCGTCAATCTTTCAAGTACAAATTGATAAGCATCGCGACACATCTCATCGACAGTCCAACTGTCCCCGTAAGAGTGAAACTCTCTCGGCTCGTTCCAGCTCGACGCCTTGTTCTTTGAAAACCTAACTACGAGCCTTCTGTCAATCAGAGTAATTTCACAGACGGCGTTAACGATGTCGGCGGCACTTCCCTCGAAGCACTTCCCATCTTTCGTGAGACAATATTCCATTCGATCCTCCTTCTATGAAATTTCTTCTTGTTACTTTTACTGAAGAATTCTTTGCTCATAACGGTAGACATGCTGCTACCGTCAAAGCTTACAATAATCATTTCAGGGCTATAATCAAGACCGGGTATCAAGCCCTTCGTCGATTCATAGATCGCCCTCTGGACTAGATGCACGGTCTTATTGTCGATCTTACTCATTCTGAACGGTTCACAAGCCTCTTGCGATAGCCTGACAAACTCATCCGCAATTGTCATCCGAATACAACCTCTCCGTAGAAGTGAAGCTGCATCAGCATGTCAGTGTCCTCACTATCCCAAGCACATGCGTCGAGATATGGCCGAGTTCTGTAATTGCTGATGAACCCTGGTATTGCATGAGCAATATCAGCGCCGGTTACACTCATTTTTTCATGCGATTCAGTGTCAGGGTTTTCTACTAAGAATTCGTACGTATCTTCTGACCATCTGCAGCAGCTAATATGCTCGCTTGAATACTCAGGGTAGTTCTGGATTATCTCAGCACCAAGCTTCTTGTACACCTCTTCGTTAGATAGGTACTCAAGCTTATCTCTTGCTTCGATGAGATCTTTCTCATCGCTGATTATTATTGTCATCGGATACATATTTAAAATCCCTTCCTTTAAAGTAACGATCTTCTTTTTCAGTACCATGGATACCCATCCACGTAGAAGTAACGAGTTCGAAATTAACCTCAACCCACGAGTCGTTCGAAAACTCGTCAGCCATAATGTGCCCTACCAGAGGAGATGGGAAATCCATCTCCAAGAACATAGGGATACCATTCGGCATCATGAAGTAGTAGCGGTCAGTCTGGAATTTACCACCAACCCTGAACGTACCCTTGTACATCTTTCCGGCACGAAGCCCCGGTAAAATGTCTTCAATCAGCATTCGAAGTGCTCCGCTATGAACGCATCAGCATCGCCGATCTTATCAATAACGATCGCTTCAAATCCACCGGCGGAAACGAACTCGTGGTTGTGCTTGGTCATATCATTGCTGATCATGAACAGTTTCAACCCGAGACCCTGGCAGTCAGACATAACCTTTGCAGAGTCGTCGAAGATATGAGTAACGCCTTGAGCCTTGATGAACTCAATCTTGTTGAAGCTGCCGGCAAAGAACACGTTCTGGATCTGCGGGAAATGCTTGCGCATCATCACCATAGTTCCAGTTCTCACATACTCGGGTCGAGCAGTAATACTTATCAACTTGAACCCTTTTTCATGAAGCTTCTGAACAAGCTCTTTCATTCCAGGGTTAGGCTCAAAGCTGCTCACCGTGTCATTGCAAACGAACTTCGCAGTTATCAGATCCTTCGCTTCGGCAGGGATATCCATGCTGAAGTAGTCGAACTGGATACGAGTGTCTTCGCACCCGAATTTTTTAAGAACGTTCTCGATAACAGTATTGTTAACGAGGGTGTCATCAATATCAAACATTACTACTGGCATTTTTATACTCCATATCAATTACAAGGTCAATGGTATCTTCTGTCACGAAAACATTCTTTACTTCAAAGAAGTCTTCGTACTTACAATCAAACACTCTGACGCTTTTTGCGCCAGAATTCATAAGAACTTTTATCAAATCCTCGATCTCTTTTGAGGCCATACAAGTCTACCAGTCAATCTCAATTATGTAATCACCATCTTCAAGAAGACCTTTTTTAGCGAGGTCTTCAATAATCATACTTGCGTTAGGGTAGAAATTTCTTTCCCAAACGATAGCCTTGTCTGACTGAGAGTCTGTGTCAACAATAGTGTCGCTACCATCGAATGCGCTTACTTTTACTGGAAGCGAAGGATCTTTTTCAAGCCAAGCTTTGAATGATACACCCATTTCAGAACCGTTAACAACCATTGGGATTTCGTCATTTTCGAAGTCGTCAGGCTTCCATTTAGATGGCACTGAAAACTTGAATATACCACGAGGCTTACAGTCATCCTGCTGCTGGAAACTGTACGGCTTTCCGTACGTCTTTTTGACAAGATCATCCCACATTCTAACTTCGATCAAATTAACTTTTTTCATGGCTTCCTACCCTTTTTGAAATTCCTGTTGTTCTTAACCTTTTTTCTTTCACCGAGCCTCCTTAAGTAGAGCTCGTGCCTCTGCTTTTCATTAGCTATTCGACGCTCCTCACGAGCCTTCTCAACATCAGTCAAGCAGTCTTTGCAAACATCGTGATAGTGCATTCCATCTTTATCAACGAAAGTTTTGCACCTTACGCAGAAAGACATTGGCTTGGCGCCTTTAGCGAACTTAGCCAATTCGTTTTTCATTACCAATACTGTCCTTTAATGAATCAAGCCCAAGTCTTTTAAGCCCAGTTTCGATGTAGTGCTCAGCGTCAGTCTTCAACTCGGTGAATGCATTTGTCATGTACTCGTCGAACTGCTTCTTTACAAACGGAGCGTTCTGAGTCATCTGCATTCTGGCATTATGCAGCTCCTTCAACAGCCCTTCTGCATCAGACTTTTTGATAGTCTTCTCACCCATTAAGAACGTAAGGCGCTTCATTGCCAAGTCAAGAGTTTCGGCAGCCTTATCAATGCGAGCTTCGAAGTCTTTGTTGAACACATCTTCAACACTCTCCATCTCAAATCTGGCTCTTCGTTTTCCGTTGGCGTGCAATATAGTGCATGGTACACCGTCGGTGTTCATACCCATAGTGATAAGTTCAGCGAACTGATTCGCCGACATCTTCACGCCTACTATCGAGTCTCCGGCATGATACCAGTTACTCGCAAGGTCTCTTTCGAAAACAGACTCGGATATCTCAATCGAAACGCCGCCGTGGTGAATAACTTCTGATCCGTAAAACTCTTCACGAGTACTTGTGTAGTGCCCGATTTTAATCTTACCATACGACTCGTGCGTTTTTCTCTCGCCGTTCATAACGCCTCAATCTTTTTAAGTAAATTTGAAACGGAAGTCACTACCTCCGCCTTGTTCATTCCTTCGCAGTTGTTTGTTATGAACTCTGAAAGCCTAACCTCAAGGAGGTCAATTTTCGGAGACTGTGGCAAGCACCTGCAATTCTTGATATCCTCAGGAGAGAATCTCTTCCTATCAACCTTCTCCGCCAACCAACAAACCCTCGGCGACATGTCGGCGTAAGCTTCATACGCAGTTGGTGGGTTTCCGCTTATGAAGATATCACCCTTCTGAGGAACTCCTTCTCTTGTCACAACAGCCGTCTCTAACAACCCAAATGGAAATGTTTTTCCTATCATAAAAGCCTCCTATTCATGATAGTTATTACATAAAAAAGGGGCGCTCTCACACCCCTTCTTTCAATCCTTATCCGCAAGTAAGCGGTGGAACTATCTTCGGCTGCTTCTGTCGATACACGCGCTTCGCATGTTCATCTTTCCGAGGTCTGCTGAAGCTGTCAACAAACTTGAGATATCCGATCACGCGAGTTGCATACCGAACTCGATCACTCCCACACTTCGTACACACCTTGCGATTGTTCGGATTAATGTACCCACAATCTTTACACTGTGTACGCGGCACGTTATGCCCGTAGTAATTACACCCAAACCGAGCAAGAGATCTGAGAATCGTCTTGTACTGATCAATGCTCAGAAGCTCATCTTGGTTGTCATGGAACGCTGATCCACCGTCAAGGTTTCTCATGTTCTCAACACCGTGCATACGCATCTTGTCGAACACGTCGATGTCGCTATCTTCAACAGGGTACAAATATGAGTTGTAACACTCGCGCGGTACCCAGAGTCCGTCAGCAGAGTCCCACTTCGCATTCTTCACGCCGAGACTTTCAGCAGGAACAAGCTCAGTATTCCAAAGCCCTCCATACGTAGCCTTCGCTTCGGCGTTGAGCTTCTTAATTGTTCCGAGGAACTGTGCTGTGTAAGCCATGTAATCTTCATTGTAACCCGGAGTGTATCCAAGGTATTCCGCAGACTCCATGAGACCATTGATACCGATTGTCAGATACTGCTTTTCAAGAGTTACGAACCCAGCCGTGTATACAGGGAGCATGTTCTTTTCGAACAAGTACTGGTAATGAGCTTCGAAAGCAGTCTGGTATTTATGAACACGACGAACGACATCTTCAAGTTCATGCTCAGACTGAGTAAGTCTGTTTGCATTAATTGAGATCACGTTCTTCGATCCAGTCATAACACCGCCGGCGCCGAGAGAGAACGAGAATTCATTCGTAGTAAGTGCATTTCGTAAACGACAACACGATGACAAAGAGTCAACAGTGTCGGACGTGTAGATAAAGAACTGACTACCTTTTGAGAACTCTTCAGCAACGAAATCAAACCAGTCCTGAGATTTCCACTCAGCAGTCGCGCTTGGAGCAGCTTCTGTTGTTACCGAGTTGTGAGTAACAACCGGGAATGTAAGAAGAGCTCGTTCGCGGTTCTCTCTGAACCAAGAGTGGTAGAACTTCTGCAGCTTATCAAGAGTCTCCCAATTAGGCGTTCCGCCGTCAGGGAAGACAAACTTACCGAACATCTCGTCGAAGAAATCCTTATCGAACGTAGAGATGTTCCAGAAGCAGCTCTGGAATCCGCGTGCCCCAGCCGGTTCGTTCATAGTGAATACAACCTGCTGAAGCATCTGGTCAACGAACTTAGGCATTTTATCAAGATAGTCTTCTCCGTAATCTTTCCGGGCAAAGTAGTCGAAAATCATAAGGAACTCAACACTTGCAACAGCTCCAGCGAACTGACTGCTGATTGCAAAAATCAAGTTAGTGAAGCTTCCGCAGAATGCGATAAGATGCTTCGGAGCAACCGACTCTCCTCCGAGCTGAGTTAGCCCGTGAATCAGGTACGGGTACATTGAAATGCTTACACAGTAAGGCATCAAAGAGGTTTCGTCATGAGTATAAATCAGATGAGACTCAAGGTCTTCGATGTACTGGTTAGCCACATCCTGACCGTACATTGTCCGAAGACGTTCGCAGATAAGAGCTCTGTTGAGCTGAACCTTTTCACCCTTGCCGTCCTCAGCAGAGTATGTGGCGATATTCTTGGAAGATACGTTTGCATTTGCATCGAGCGTACTTCCTGTCGCTGCATTCTCAGCTTCTACGTAATGGTGAAAGAACTCAACCTTCTTCTCGATCTGCGCTTCTGTCAGACGAATCATTAACAACCTCCTTTATTTTGATACCCAATAGAAATAGTTCATCGTTTTCTGAATCGATCATCTTTTTAGCCGTATTAACAATAGCCTCTACGCTTGAAGATATGATTGTTACAGTTATGCTTGATTCACAAGCGTTATGACCGAGGCCCATTTCGGCGAGCGAGGTGTTAAATATATCTCTCGCACGTTCGAACTCAATCCATTTTTGAACTGCATTCACATCATGAGAAGCCGTGCTTACAATATCACCGTCAAGGTCGCTTTCGAACGCAACCAACGACACAGGGAGAAGCGTCTCTCCAATTGAGAACTGCTGATACTGAATACCTTCCATGTGCCTCTTGATTGAAGTTTCTGATGGATGTGTAAAGTAAAGATAGATAGATTCCGACTTTGACCCTTTCAGGGACTTAGTCGAAGCAACATTTACTGATTTACACACATGAGACAGGTCTCCTATCGATTCGAACTGAGAGCACACAGGATCCATTCCTTTGATACACCCAACCATGTAATAGACGAATAGTCTTTTAACAATGGTATCGACACCAAGCCCGTTGAAGTAAGCCATGTTCAATTCCTTCCAGCGCTTTTCAAACGCTGTCACGTAGAGAACATTAGGCTTCCCCCACCTTGTCTCAAGCCCAAGCCCTGAAATAATAGATACAATACCTTCGATACTGATACCCTGAAAGAATTTGATCTCTGGCTTGAATTCAATTCTTACAGTTATCCTCTTCATAGGCTCGAACTTAATCACATGCCCACCATAAGGCTTGACAGACAGACTTGTCTCACCAAACTTCTTACAAACTCTTTTCCGGATCATACTCACCCATCCAATCTTTAAACTGCTCAGTAGTCATGGCGCCTTCATGTCGCTTAACAACCCTATCATCAACTCTCAACACTGTAAACGGAACTCTTGATACTCCGTCGTCTTGAGCATCATTAACATTCACCTCAAGCACATAGTCGAAATCCTCGAGCGCTTTCCTGTGAATGTGGCAAGGGCCACACCAGTCGGCATAATAAACAACAACCTCAACCTTCATAAATCCTCCATAATAGATAAAAAAAAGACGTCTGGTTTTACCCAGACGCCTACGCTCTACACGATACTGACATATCCAGACCGGGGTGTCTGGATAGTCGCAATCACATTAAAGCACCGGCGCGAGACGCACCGGTATCCACTTCAGCGCTATTCTAAATGCGTCCTGGGTGGTGCAGCACTGAGGCGTGGCGGTAGCGGCTGCACTTCAGGATTTGGTCGAACCCAACAAGGGGAGACCCTCCCTGGATTCCATCCAGGGAGATCCTGACAGTGGGCCGCATCCGCCGAGGCCGGTGTGCTGAACTGCCTCATCAGCAACTCATTTTGAACAAGAGCGAAACGCTCTTGCACTCATTCATCAATAGCATCTTCTAAACGATACAGACTTGGGGGATCCAGATGTTTAGCATCGTCCTGATGTACTTCAAAGAAGGACATCAGGACGTGGTAAAAATCTGGATCTCACAAACCACCTAAATCGAAAATGGCGCGAGCGAGACACCCGCGCATTCTCATCAAGACGCATCACTCTACACGCTCGAAAATCGGTCGGATTGCTTCGAAGACTCGAAGAGTCAAGAAGTCAATTCGACTGGCGACGAGCGCAAAATCGTAGCTCCAGCAAACGCAGTGCAGCGCAGAGCGCAGACTTTTGTGGGAGGAGCCATTAGATAACTTGTGCGAGTCACACAAGCATTCTTTCATCAGCGACGCTCTAATTGCTTTGGACGCTCGCTAGCGACAACGTCATCAACGCAGCGATGCAGTCTCCAGCCGGAAGCTTGGTGGTATTCACACCAGCTGCAAAGCTGGAGAAAGCAGGCTGCGGGATGATAGTGTCGCAGGCGTGTGTCTCGACATCTTGGAAAGAACCAGTGCGAAACACACCGGCACAATTCTTCAGCGTCTCACGTTCTACATGATCGGGACCCGAATTCCGGGTGAGTCTGGTACGCCATGGTCAGTATCCTCGGTCGACCGTAGGGCGACCCGGATACTTACCGATGGCGAACGTGACGTACCCGGAGTTTGTGTCACTCATCAATAAAATACGGCGAAGGCGAAACACCTACGCAATCTCGTCAACGTGTTCTACATGCTCGAGAGGCATGCACGCCTTGGGCGTGTGAGTTACGACGGCTGCACCTTGGTGCCGCCGTCGCTAGCTCATAAAGCCAGAGGCTTGCAAACTACGCAAGCTTCAACAGGAGAAAGAGCGAAGCACTCCTTCGTCACTTCATCAACACGACAGTGCTCTAAGTGCTACTGGGATAGCTCAGGATGTAGTTCTGGCGTCGCTATCCGCGGCAGCGGGTCTGGGGCCGGCTCAAGGCCGGACCGACTGCTGCCGCGGTAAGCGGAAGCCAGAAGCGGAATCCTGAGATATACTCTCGCAGACTCAAATCGAACTCAGTCGAAACAACCGAGCATACTTCATCAGCACTAAATCTTTTAGACTACAACTTCCCAGTCTTCAGCCATAATATCTGTTTGGGACGGAACCCAAGGAGTACATACTCGTGGAGCGGCAGAGTTTTCGCTCTGAAGACCAGTCGTATCGATGTACAGGTATGGAGAGTTCATCTTTGAATTTTCATCAGGAAACTGAGCCTTAACGAAAATTCCACGACCATTCCAACCAGACCGTCGAATTGACTTGCCTTCTTTTGCAGCTTTCAGAGCATCACTAAAATCGAACATATCGATCTCCTTTTAATGTATTTTTAGGAATCCTCCTAAGGGGTCACAGGGTTGTCTCAAAATCTTTGAGCGACCCTGTGTCTTTTATAACTGGATACTCAGCTTGCGCCGCCTCCATTGACTCGAACTTTTTAATGAGATGACCGTTGTTAGGGTTAACGACGCGGAACTCATTTGGTGAAAAATAGAATCCATGAACCATAAAATCCTCCTTCACTATAGTTATTACAAGATCGATCTGTAAATAACACTATCGTCGTAAGAATCCCAGTCTCCTGGAACCCTTTTCTTCCTGCCGAACATAGAGGTGAAGAATCTAACTCCGCTGTACGCCTTCGAGAACTTAGCCTTAGGATCAACCTTGAACAGTTTGAAGTTGGTATTCACACCTGCAAAGTTGAGCTCCTCTATAGCTTTTCCGAGCGGGATGTTTGACAGCGGGTCAAGCTCTGCCTTGTACCCTCCACCGACACACCCGTGGTCACCTTTGTACCAAATAGTTTCAGTGTTGCTCATTTTTGTTATCGGCACAAGACTGAACACTCTGCGGTCTTCATCGTACGCAGCGAACTGAACAGCTCTTCTTACATCGCTATTGATAACAGTGTCGTGGAATTTCTGACCAACGATTGACCCTACTGTGTCAAACAATAGCATAAGGTCGATCTTGATTCTTTCGCCAAAGTTTGCTCGGAACTGGTGCATCATATCAGAACTTGGCTTGTGATGACTTCTGTATGCATCCATAGCCTCGTTGATGCGGTGAATATTCTCCTTGCGAGGTAGTCCTGAGTTATAGATAAGTCCAGCCAGACTTCTAACCGTGTAAGCTCCGCGGCTGTATCCGATGAGCACAACCTTATCTCCAGCTTTGTAGTTAAGTGCGAGAAACTCATAGCACTGAAGAGCATTGCTGTCAACCTGAGTGCCTACAAGAGATCCAAGAATCACATTACCCGGTTCTGTCCCAACTCCATCATCATAATACACCACAACATCATCATCAAATGACGACGCTAGTTTCGCAACGTTCGTCATACTCTTGAGAGTCTTTGAAGTTCCGTCTGCCAAAATTACGATAGTTTTCATTTCCACCTCTGGATAGCTATTCCAATACCGACCATTGCTGCAAAATCTTTATCAATTGCATCGTATCCAATACCTGCGATGACTGCTGGTCCTGCGAGTAATTTCGGACCTTCGTGAGCTTTGTTCCAGCTCTTGATATCTGTTACATTGAAGCGAGAGTCGCTCACCTTAGCTACTGTTACAAGCTCTGTCTTGCTGAAGATATTCTTGCGCTTCGTACCGGTACCTATGTCGAGCTTCAAACTAACCTTGAAGTCAGCTTCAATCGCTCCGGAGCTGTCTCTTACGATAATCGTTGTGAATGTAGTATCTTTCACAACTACCGTGTCAACAGACTTCTTTGGAGGGCTAACATAGATCTTTGTTCCGCCGGAAATCTTCACCGTTGATACGTTCTGGGCGTTCTTGATTTCAAGCTCTTTTACAGTCGAGCTAAGCTCTGCACTCACGTCTTTGAGCTTCCCTTGAAGAGCTGCGATTTCAGCAACGCGGACACCGTCTTTATTTACGAAGTGAGTAGTAGAATCTTGGAGAGCTGAAATGTCGCTCCCCAAGATTTTTGTACGATTTTCATAAGTAAGAACGGTAATCACAAGCACTACAACGAGCACTATGATAACAGCTTTACTTGAGTTCATTGATCGCCCTCTTGATAGCTTTCACATGAACATCGATTACTTTCTTGCGTCCTTCTGGAGACATGAGGATAGCTCGGCACTCTTCCTCGGTATCCATGAAGAAGTTCTCGGTGAGAACAGCAGGCATTGCTGTCTTGTTGAGAACGTAGAAACTCGCCTCGCGGTCACGATCACCGTCTTCAAGATCTGAACGGAGCTTGCGATCCGGGAACGCCTTAGTGTACTCTTCACAGAAAATCTCTGC